ACTCGACCAATTTTTATTTCATGCCCATCTACCATGTGCAGCAACTTTGCAATTGCTGGGGATGTGTTGTTGTGTTCTGTTAAAAAGTAATGAATTACCAATGCTTTTTTTGTTTTTTCTGTAACCATATTTATTTTTTAAAATGTGCGTTTTTCGCCTGGCGAAAAGAATTATAAGAAGCATATTTTTCTTCATCAAATACCATAAGATATAAAAGATTCACAATATCAAAAGCTGCTTTTTGCGATTTGCATTTTGGTAAAATCCTAAAATAATATTTTAGAAAAGCTGCAGGTGTTGCCAGTTGTTTCATTAAAACTGAAAGCTGTGCATTGATGTCTTTTTCATAGTTTTCTGCGCGTTGTTTCTGATCCATTCCAAAGTCTTTGTTAGTTAACTAAACGGTTTCAATGCTACTGGTATTTTTTCCAGAAGCAACCGTAAATCTTTTATTTTTGTAAACTTCCACCCATTGTGCCAATATGGCGATATATATATGTAAAGTGGTGACTATAACCTGTTACCCAACATTACGCAAAAAAGCCAGCCACGGTTACGGTTGAATGTTAGAAGAGGCTTTGCCAATTTGTTTTATACTCTATTCTTTCCGTAGCGCTTTTAAAATAGTCTTTGTCAAGTTCACAAGCGGTTAAAGTTAAATTCATCTTCTCAATTTTATTTACAGAATCTAAAGCAATAGCAATACTTCCAGAACCTAAGTGAGTGTCTAAAATCTTATCGTTTGGCTTTGCGTATTTTGTAAAAATCCATTGATAAAGTGCAAAGGGTTTTTCTGTTGGGTGTATTCTAATCTGTTTGTTTTTCATATCGTGTTGCAACATTCCATGCCATCTTATATCTACTTTTCTAACAGCAGTTTTAAAACTTGCATACGCTAATTCACAATCTGCAAAGTCATTTTCCCCATTTTCTTTATTCCATACAATCCAACAACTACTATTTGCTTCAGGTATATTTTGTATAAAATGGTTTGCACCCCAAATTATTTGGTTTTTAGAAACTCTTTTTAGTTCTTTAAAATATTCTTTATTTGGTGGTTTTATATCCCAACCTTTTTTCTTGAGGTTATTGGGTTTTACTCCAGTCGCTTTACAACGTGATGCAGATTTTCCACCATCTTCTCCAATCCCATAAGGCGGGTCTACTATTGCTAAATCAAAATAATTATCAGGATATCTTTTCATTAGTTCCATATTGCATTCGTTTGTAATTTTTAAATAGTCTTTCATATATTGGGGGTTTTATTTTTAAATAAAAATAACTGGCTTTTTTCCGTAACGTAGGGTAACAAAACATAAAAAAAATTTGCAGTCAGTTTGTGGGTAGTGCAAACATTTTTTATCCTTTGCAGTTGTAGAGAATAAAAATTATTCAGGTATTGCATATAAAATAGCACAAGTCCACCCAGCGACTGCGTTAAATTTTACTGATTTTTCTTCGCTATCAAACACAAGTCTTATCAAGTTAATTAGTACATTCAATCCCGCTATTACTATAAAGGCTATTCTTAAATTTGTCATAATTTTAAAAGATTTACAACACAGTATATAATTAATGTGCCGAGTTAGTATTCGTTTTAATTTAAGTGTAGTTTAATGGCACACTAACCATATACAACACGTTAGCTGTAACGCTTAACCATATACTTATCTAAATAATAAGTTTCAAAATTATCAGTTACCCATCCACCGCTCCAAAGAGCAGTTCCTGTATTTGTTTGCTCAGTTAATGTATTGCTTGATCTCGCACTAAAGCTAACACCAGATAAAGTGCATTTTTGATTGTTTACTTTTTTACTTTTCTTCATAATCTATATTTAATTGCTCTTGGTGGTGTTCTTTTGCTATCATAGTAAATAAAAAACCGTATTTATCCAGTACACTACTATCACCATCTAAAGCATATTCATTTATTCTATCCGTAATTAATTTATTTAAGTTCATTTTGTATTTATTTAAGTTAGTTAATATTCTCCGCAACTATTTTTATCACGGGCAGTTGTAAAACATTGTTTTTAATCTTTTACAAAAACCCCTGAAACCATTTTTCCTGTCCTTACTTCAATTTCTATCAATGCCAGTTCCAATGCCTTCAAAGGATCTATATTCTGAAGTTCACAGCCAATCAAAACAGTTACCAAAATATCACCAAAGCCATCAACAATTTCATCTTCTGTTTTTTTTCTGAAACCCTTTGAATTATAATAAAAATCTAAAGAGTTGTTTTGTGCATACAAAGCTTCTTTCGTTTCTTCTACTTCTTCAAAAGTTTTTCCTATTTGCGCCAAAGGTGTTGCCTTTTCCAAAATTCCTTTTGTATCCGCCCACTTTACAACTCTTTCATTCAATGTCTTAAATTCCATACCTATTTTTATTTATATTTATATTTATATTAAAAAGGGACCATCCGTCGTCGTATAACCAGCGATAGTCTTAAAGATTTAACGTTGATCCCTTTAGTTTACTATTATATACTAATATTCAATTTCTTCAATACCCGCAGATCTTAACATTTCATTAATCAATTCATTTTGATATTCTTTTTTAGAATTTTTCAACTGGCGATCCAACAACGCAAACCATTTCAAAAGTTTAGTAAAATCGTAATTATTATCCATAGATTTATATTTAAAACACCTGTTCAAAAATTGAATAATTACCAAGATCACCATCTGGAAGCAGCATTATATGATCCAACATTTCTTCTTCTGTTTCAAAATATTTTAAGAACCTTTTACTACTGTCTACTTTGTGTGCGATATAATAATTCATAGTTTATAATTTATTTTTTACTATCCAAAAAATGGCTCCACACCAGGATCATTGTATTTTGAATCTGTGTTTTCTTCAATTGTCATGGTACCTGCCAAAGCCATAATGCTTGCAATAATGCCATCAATTCTTTTGGTGGATCTTGATTTGTCTATTCTGATGTTTTCATTGGTATCAGTAATAGCTACACATCCAGAAAGCATCCATTTTAGAATCGGATTGTTACCAACTCTTAATTTTCCACTCATAACCAATCTCATGAATTCCTTTGTTGGTGATGTATAATTCATTAGTGTCTGCGTAAATGGTGAAAGTTCTATATCTTCACTCATTAGATTTTGAACCAAGGCCCCAGAAAACTTTCGATCATATTCTACATGGCGCGTAGTATGTTTATAATATTGATTGATCACTACTTTTTCAACCTCTGAATAATCCACCATGTTTCCTTCTGTAGCAATTAAATAAGTATCAGTAGCATCCGCTGCATTTTCTCTTTTTAAGTTGGCCCAATATTTATAAGGAACCCTATCTTCTTTGCTTCGTTTTTCAATGGTTTCTTTTGGACAAAAACACCAAACTTTCAAATCACGAACGCCTTTTTCATCTGGTTCTGAAATCATAGCATAGGCAGTGATATCTATTGTTGTAGACAAATCCAAGCCACCAGAATTTCCAAACGTTGCAAAGTTTTCTTCTTTGATTGGCAACATGCATTTATTCCAGTATTCTGAAGGGATCCAATCAGAAACACCATCCACCCACATATTCAAGGCCTTTGTTTTAAAGTTTGGTATTTTGGAAGGCTGATTTTTAGCCTTTTGATATTCTGATTTTAAAAAGTATTCCGAAACCGTAATTCCCAAATTTGGATTTGATTTTTGCCAAAGAGTGGAGTTTTCCCAATCATCGCCCTTGTCCAGGTCATGAATCATGATTAAAAACGTATCATCTTCAGAAGTTTTTTCCAAAATAGAAATACAAGAATCTTCAAAGTTTTTACAAACGCCATGCACATTGGTTCCTGCAGTTGTAATGGTGTAGGTAATTGGTTGCAATCTTGCTGCAGAAGAAGATTCCAAATTTTCTTTCACAGAATCATCGCGGTGGGCATGGTATTCATCAATAATGGTTAAATGTGAATTAATACCATCCTGCGTTTTTGAATCCCCACCCAAAGGCTTCATGAATGAATTTGTAGGCAAGTATCTAATTT